GGTGCGTCGTTTGGTAAAGCTCTAGAAACTTTCGGGGTGTAAAGTTTGGAGTGCTTTTGTTTAAATTCATTTACGACTTCCGCAACACTAGACATGTCTGGAACTCCTGTATCTGGATCGACAATAATCTTATCTACGTTAACGAAATCGTAGTAAGCAGAATTGTCTACTGTTCCACCAAGTTGATCTCTGAAAGCAGAAAGTTTTATCGCCTTATCGAAGGAACTTTTATAACTTAAGTTCTCTTGTCTTAGTGCTTCGATTTCTTTCTCTCTTTCAGTTACCAATTCTTGATACTTGCCTTGCTCCTTCAGTTTTAGTTCTTCTGTTTGCTTTTTAGCAGTAAGAAGTTCATTCAACTGGGTTTCTACTGCACGCAACTTCTCTTGATCTGCTTTACGCTGGTTCAAAAGTTTTTTATGCGTCTCGTATGCAATGGTATCACTTGGTTTTGTTTCCGATGCGTCTCGAACGGGCTCGGTCGTGTCACTAACACTTGTTTCATCAATCATTATTTTACTCCTATTTATTGTTTATAAGCAAGACTAAATTTCTCTTATGATTTCTTTAATTCTTGCTCTGATTAATCTAATTACTTTATTATATTCTAGCCCCGTTAGATGGAAGAATGGTCTGGATTTAACTTCATGGTATGATGCGAGTTTTTTGTTTCGAGTTCCATCTAAGTATATTTCAATAGAAGTTGACTTTGATTGTCCGGTAATTGAGTCGGTCATTTCTCCAGTTTCAGTTAAATTGCTTTTGCTTGGGCTTTCTCCTGAAAGTAACAACCCTTTTTTCTTTTTCCTTTTCCTTGCGTTAATTGTTGACGTTTCCAAATCCTTAAACTTTTCCTTGGTTTCCTTTGATTTCGATACCCCATAACCTTGTCTAACCCGAACCCGAATCATGGTAGCTATTTCTTCTGGTATTGGTTCGTATTCTGACCCTGTTTGTAGTCTTAAAAGTCTCTTCTTAAGCCTTTTTATATAGTCATCATTTCTTCCCATCGCCATACCCGTATTTCTCAACCAATGCTGCTATGTTTTTTTCTAACTTCTTTGAAGTTTTTTCTGCTATTTCTTTTGCCTTTGCCTCAGCGAATTTGTTAATAGAAATGCTCTCTTCAATTTTCTCTTCGTCTTCGATTGGATAGTTTGATAAGATTGTTTGTAACTCTTTGTCGTTAATGCCCAAAAAATCCCTTGCCTTAGATGGATTAGGTGTATCGCTTCCATAGGTTCCACGAATATTCCCATCGGCTTTACCATTCTCTTCCGAACCTTTTTCATATCCCAACTCGATGTAACTTTTGCCGATTTTCTTGTATTCTCCAAGCGCAAATAACATATCACCACTTAGGTTTAAGTTTGCAGCTTGTCCCGTTTTCTTGCCTGCCGCTTGTCCCGTTACGGATTTCGCATAAGCTTTGGAATACCCTGCCATGGGTTCGCCAAACTTATCTTTGCGTTGCTTAGTTCTCTTGACTATAAAGTCAATTACATCTTGAGCAATCGACTCCTTAGCTTCATCACTATATTTCGGATCTATCGATATTTTGAATTTCTGGTGTTTCGCTGGCAATATTTTCCACCTTGATTATATTACTATCTTCTATTTCTTTTAATAGTTGATCGATCTCTTCTTGAGACTTGTTTGGATATATTTCATTCATTGCTAAAGACTTTGTAATAAGTCCCATGTCAATTAATTCTTTATTTCTTGCCACGATTTCGCTTTGTGATTCAATTGGTTTTGGGCTAGCGAAAGTTATAGACGGTTTGAAATCTTCTGAGAATTTTCTTCTCTCCTCTACTAAACCAGCATCGGCCCAATAGTTGTGCATTACTTTAATTGTTTGCCATAGTCTATCTTCAACACTTGAGAAATATACTATCTGTTCTTTTCTATCGTCAGTGGTGTCGATGTTCTTAATTTGTAGAGCAACACCGCTGCTTGAAACGTCGCTGGTAGCGTTACTTCGAAGGTTGCGACTATTTAAAAATTGCTCGGTCACTTGCCCTAGCATACTTAACACTTCGACAATATTTACTTCTGGTTTTATCATCCCAATTTCTGGTTTTTTCCCATCGTCAGTTGTGTATAAGCTCCAGAAGTTATCTGGGTTTAGTTCTAGTTTACTTATATCTAGATCAATTCCATATATGATAGAGTTGGTTTGATACTGAATTGCATACATTAAGTTTGCGAGTTTAATGTTAACTATCAATCCAATCTGTAACAAATCTTTATCTGCATGAGGTATCAACATATGTTTTGATTTATTAATATACACCTGTGTAAGAATACCGAAGGGATTCTCCCCTTCATTCTCTATCATATATTGCGGAAGTTCTTTTCCTTCTTTATCAATTGCTTTAAATTCATCCTCAGAATAAACAAAGAAAACATCGTCGCCCATATACTTTACAAACTCATTCATCTTAGTAGGACTAACTATGTCAGTTGATATTGGAAGAAATTGATGTGGTGGTAATACTCTCAAACGTGGTTTAGATTCATCTAGGTATGGTTCTACTGCGGAGCTTTTCATTCCATTGTAAAATCTATTTGCCTCTGCCATCATAGAGTCAAACTGCATTTCATTAACATAATAATCCATCAACTCTTGGTCTGTTGGATTTTCTGCGGTTCTAGTAACAGGGGTTGAATAAATCTTTGATAACTTACTTACCATTTGATTTATAATATTAATCGGAGCAATTTGTTTTCTGGCTATATTATAAGCTCGGTTAGAGATATAGGAATCTTTCAACGCCATATCTATCTTATCTAGTAACTGCCCTTCTAGTATGTCGAATAAGTTTTTATTGACTACATAATTGGCTTCATTGTTTTTAATTTTCTTAACAATCTCTTCCGTGTCTATCATAATTGCATCCTTACAATTGTATACTAGTGCTTTGTCTTCTTTCTGGTTTAATGGGAAGGAAAAACCATGTGCTATATGAAAATGCATCACTGGCATGTGACAAGTCGATTGTCTTTTCAATGTCCTTGCCGTCTTCCTTCCATGCTAACAATTCTAAATCTTTTATTAAGTTTTTACAAGAGGGATCTATTACTAGCCTTTTGTGATAGAAGTTTGAGTTTGCTGCGATGATTCTTTGTAGCACCGGTGGGTTAGTAACTTTCTTAGTACAATGCTCGCCTAGAACTTCTTTGAATATTTCATAATTGGTTTTATCGGCTGCAACATCTCTTTTATTATTTCCAGCACTATCACCACATACAATTACAAACCTATCCTTTGCATATTTCGCATAAATGTTTTCTGCCATCTTGCGAGTGCCTTCGTAATTTAAATGTTCCTCTCCTATAGCATAGACAATGCCGTCTCGGAAGAATGTATAAATACCGCAGTAATTTGCAATGTTATAGTCGGTGAAGAAATAAAGCTGATCGGTGTCTTTTAATAATTCCCGACAATTCTTGACGTGTATATCTCGGTTGAATTCATTGTAAACTCTACCAACGTTTATCTGTAATCTTTTTCCTAGAACTTCCTGTTCGAATAGTCTTGGAGAGTATGCTCCTTTTAGCGCAGAAATATACTCGTTACTTAGAGTTGGGTTATCATATGTTGTCGCATTTATAACTTTTTTAGTATCGTTTTTGTTAACGTAAAAATAATTATGGACATGGTTAAATCCCTTTGGAGAAGAAACGAATCTAAGTAATTCTGGCGGTTCTCTAATCCTTCCTAAAAGCGCAAGGAACGCTTCTTCTTTGTAGTAATCAACTTCGTCAAATAATCCACCCGAATAAGATGGTCCGCGAAATGCCGAATCATAGTTTGTGGCCCCTACTCCTATAATCTTTGAACCATTCGTGTATACAAATTCATTGCGTGATTTATTATGTTCAAAATGAATACCGTCTTCTATGCCAAGCCAGTCTTGACCTACTTTTAAGAATTCGTGTACGACCGCATTTCTCAACTGAGGAACATCCCTTGCGACCATTAGCCATCTACTTTTGGGGTATTGAATTGCAACCATGTGCAGCCATAAGCATCCTATTTTTGTTTTTCCGAAGCCGATAGCAGCATCTAAAAGAACGTCCCTTTCTGTTGCTTGTAAGAAATCTATTTGCTTTTTGAAAAGCGAAATATCTTTAACTATTGGCAAAGTTGTTCATTCCCTTTGTAATAAAATTCTTTGTCTACTTCTTTAAGAGCATTGTCTCTGAATGTTATGGCTTCTTCTATCGTCTTAAAACTTCCCTCAATCCTTTTTTCGTGCCTGTCTATCCGAACTCTATACCATCCCCAATTTATACAAATATGTTTTTCTTTGAGCTTATTTGTTTTCCGATGTCCGGTGTTTGCTTCGTTTTGAGACTTGGTACATTCTCTAAGATTTTCTATATTGTTATTTGTTTTATTTCTGTCTATATGGTCTATAAACCTAGGCTTATATCCATTGAAATAAAGAAAGATTACTTTATGGGTTGGATAACTTTTCCCTTTGAACCTTAAGAACTCATAGTTATCATAGACGTTACCTGCCTTTGCGTTCACTCTAACACATCTACTTGTTGGTTTTCGCCAATACAGTTCGCCATCATAATATTTAAAATGTTGTCTTGCCTCTGCGAATGTCATTTTGAATTTTCCCATTGTTTGATATTAAGTGTTATCTGATTATCTTTGTTGTCTGATTTATTTTCTACTTGATCTTTCCAGTCTGAAATATTTTTCAACGTGAATATCAAACAGGTGTTGTCTCCATCAAGGGCTTTTTTTATCATTCGTTGCTTAAGTCTAAGTACAGTGGTTTCAAGATGCGTTTTCTTATATTCAGTAAAATTCATGTTATACTTTTCTTTAATTCTTCTTTCAATTGTATCTGCGCTTATGCCTAATATCATTGCACAAGCGACCTTGGAAGCATCAAAAATCAACATACCTTCTAGCTTAGACCAATCCATATCTAATTTTAGCGACAATTAAACTCCTTTTGTTTTAAAACACCGCATATATACCATAATTTTATTTAACCGGCCTAATGCGTTTTTGTCTATATAAAAAATCAACATGTTTCATGAACGTATCGACTGTTATTTGCGCTATGCTAGTTTTTTTCTTTTCTTTTTCACTCAGCCAAGAGTAGTCGAACTTAGCTTTTTTGTTAGCGCAGTTTAGAATGTAGTCTGAGTATTTCATTTTCTCTCCACCCACTAACAAGACCTTTTCGTTAATACTTCTGAATATAAGTTATTAAAATTCGCTCCGTCACTTTCTCGAATTGCTTCTTTTTTTGTGTATTCTTGCCACCGCTTTATAATAACGTCGCAGTATTTTTCATCAAGTTCCATGCCGTAACAACTTCTTCCAAGTTTTTCTGATGCTATTATTGATGTCCCAGAACCTAAGAATAAATCTAGAACTTTAAATCCATGTTTTGATACATTTGAAATATAGTATTCAACCAACTCAACAGGTTTAATTGTAGGATGAAGACCCGACTTGCTTGGTTTGTCAAAATCAAAAACAGTGGTTTGCTTTCTATCTGCTTCCCATGTGTGAGCTTTACCACCCTTCCATCCATAGTGAATAATTTCGTGTTTTGGGTGATAGTCATGGCGAGATAAAGATAGGGAAGATTTATTCCAAACTAAACCGCTTTGATAGTGCCAATTAGAAAACTCAATTGCTTCAATAAATTTTCTAACCTCTTTACCTATCGGGCTACAAATATAAAAAGCTCCGCCTTTCTCAAGAACCGAGTCTGCGTTAGAAATAGAAGAAATAAGGAACTGTAAAAGATCATCATCTTGCAGATCATCGTTTTGAACCCTAAGACCATCCGTCCTTCTATTTCTAGCCTTGGCTTGTTCTGGCGTCTCAAATCCAAGAGATATCCCATACGGTGGGTCAGTAAAAACCATATCTGCCTTCTCGCCTTTCATTAGCTTATCGACATCTTCTCTTTTCGTACTATCCCCACAAAGCAAACGGTGGCTACCAAGCAACCAAACATCTCCTAATTTAGCAACAGCGTTTTCTTCTACTTCTGGGACTTCATCATCTTTTGAATCATCTCCTTCGATTGGCGGTATCAAGAAATCGAAATCTTCCATACCCTCAAGCTCAACATCTTCAAGAATAGAAAAGTCCATATCCTCCATAAATTCAGCAAGACCTTCTTCTGTTATTTTTGCAAAGCTTGAAGTTTCTAAAAGCAATAATTTCTTAGCGTGTTGCAAATCATTTGCTTCTATTTTTATAATTGGTATTTTTGGAATATCATACCCTTCTTCTTTCATCTTGGTTAAGGCAAGCTTCCTATGTGTGCCACCAATAATATTGTATACGCCATTGTTTGGCCAAACATGAATTGGAAAAGCGAAACCTTCTTTCTCAATTGAATCACGCAGTTTTTTATAATTTGCTTCTGATAGGGTTTTTAATTTCCCTTGAATAACGTGGATATCTTCAAGGTCGGCATAGTCTTTAACATCGCAAGTTACTTTAATAGTTTTATTCATGTATTCCCTCACCTAATTAATGCGAAATCTTTTGGATCAATTTCATTTCCATTTCTCTAGGAACAAAACCTTCCAAGCGAATCCCTTTTTGTATTACCAGCGCCTTTCGGCAAAAACAATGCGTCTTCTATCGTCCACCCATTTCTAATTCTTGCTGCTATTCTGCTGTCTCTTACTTCTAAAACATCAGACCACTGCTTAATGGTTAGTTCTATATCCATCCATTTTATGCGCACATTACTACTTCTATTATTTTGCTGTTGGTCCATTGTTGCCCATCTACAGTTGTCTTTTGAATATCCCTTGTTGTTATCAATTCTGTCTATTGATTTTCCCTTTGGCTTTTCGCCCATATCTGTAAAAAAGTTTTTAAAGTCCATCCATTCTGGGGCCACACCAATACCTCTTCCACCATATCTATTGTAATTTGGGCATTTCTTATCATTACATCTAGTAAGCATTCCGTGCCATACAGAGAAAGTTGGCGTATTTGTCATACCATGAGTTTTATTATTTTTCCCATTGGTACTGCTTGATTCTGACTTTAAACATCCGCACGATTTAGTATCTCCGTTGGCAACAAGATACCTATTTTTAATCACAACATTACCGCACGAACAAATATATTCTGCTTTTGGGTATTTTAATATTTTTATTAGTTTAAGTCTGTTTCTACTATCTTGTTGTTGCAAAGTCTTCGACATCTATTTCCTTCCCTTTTTCGTTAAGGATTATTGTTATAAGCCTTATGAAATCTCTATCCGGAGTCATTCTTCTCGTTACCCATTTCCCTGCTGTCCCATGTGATACACCGTAAGCAAGTGCTATATCGTCAATTGTCGCATAGACTTTGCCTTTTATTTTATACTTTTCAACAGTAACACTACCAGCGTTCATAGCTCGTCCTT